CTCGTTTAGCAATAGCGACGCGGTGCTTGTGTCGTTTGTCCGCACCGGCAACGCGGGCAGTCTTGCCGATCCGATGACGACACGCGGCGACATCATCGTGCGAGATAGCAGCAACGCGACGGCTAGATTGGCCGCTGGCTCTGCCAATACCGTTCTCAAAAGCGACGGGACAGACCCCTCGTATGGTCAGGTCGCCACGGCGATGATTGCGGACGACGCCGTGAGTCTCGCCAAGATGGCGTCGGGGACCGACGGCAATTTGATAACATATGATACGTCGGGAAACCCGGCGCACGTTGCGACGGGCAGCAGCGGTCAAGTGTTGACCTCAAATGGCGCTGGCGCTGCGCCGACTTTTCAAGCGGCGGGCGGCGGTAAAGTCGTGGCATTTTCGAATACGCACGTTGCAACTGACGCATCAACCACAGCGACTTTCCCGGATGACGACACAGCCCCCGGTAGCAGCGAGGGCACGGAATATACTACGTTCACCCACACCGCATCGTCTTCAACGAACAAAATCTTGATTCAAGTAATCGCGCAAGCGGCGACGAATGGCGTCGTTGTTCCTGTGCTTGCGCTTTTCAAGGATTCCAATGCAACCGCTGAGAGAACCGTTTTTGAGGAAACTCACGGGAATGGCCCCGTCATGATGACGCTTCAACATTTGGACACTGCCGGGTCGACGAGCGAGATCACCTACAAATTGAGGTTTGGCAGCTCGGGTAACACCGGCACTGTCTACCTTGGGAGCCAGCATCACGGCGGCGCGCGATGGAATGACACGGGCGGCGTTAACATCCAAATTTGGGAGTTAGAGGCATGATAAGCGCGGTTTTGACATGGAAACACCCAACTACGTCGTGGTCGATTCGAGACAATGTCGTAGTCGAGTTTGAAGGCGGCGTACCGTCTGCCGAAACGCTTGCAACATGGAGCGGTGAATACGAGGCGGCGAAGCCTTGGGAAGACCTCCGTAAAGAACGAAACCGTCGTCTTGCCGAATGCGACTGGTGGGCATCGTCTGACCTCACGATGAGCGACGAACAAAAAGCGTATCGTCAAGCGTTACGGGATTTGCCAGCAAATACTTCTGACGCAGCCAATCCATCTTGGCCGACGAAGCCGTAAAAATGTGGATTATCGTTATCTTCATGTTCATGCCATTGGACGCAGAAAACGACGCTCTGACGGTGACGCACTTGTACGGGAAGCCGCTTGAGTTTTCTGAAGCTACCTACTGCCAGGAACACGTTCGAGAAAATCTTGACGGGTTAAAATTGTTGGCGCGCGAACATTTCGGCGACGCTCCCGTCAAAGAAATAAACTGCTTCCGCAAGGCGGAATCAATATGACCGACCTCAAAAATATCGGTGACGCAGCGGCGGGTCTCACAGGACTCGCCGCTTTTTTTGAATGGTTGCCGACGATAGCGGCCGCGATGACTGTGCTTTGGTATACGGCTCGAATGGGCGAGTGGCTGTGGGAAAAATTCAAAAAACACTAGCCGCATTCGCGGCTCTTTTTTTGGCTGCGGCTTGCCAGACCGCAACCGAAAGCCCGGACCTCCAGGATAAGGTCGCAATCTCATTCCCCCCGCCGCAAGCAATTCGGACGATGAAATACCCATGTTGGCGCGGCGTTCATTTGATCGACGCTATGCTCGAAGACGACATGGAACCGTCAGCAAGAGGCGTTCTGCTGCATCAAATTGATCCAAATACACCGCTGATTGAGTTTTGGGAAAACGATAAGAAATTCGCAATCATCGCAGTTTACCCGCAACATAAATTAGTGTGTGCCGTTCTAGTCGGAGACGCAATCGATGGAACTTGGTGACGTTCGGTTATTGCTCACGCTCGGCGGCATGTTGGTGTCAGTCGTGAGCGCGTTTGTGATCGTCAAGCAGCGCGTTGCGTCAATCGATTTGGCGCTTGCTGATATCGAAAAACGATTAAGAGAGTTAGACAAGCGCGTTGATAACAGCGACCTCAGTTCCGCCAAGGTCGTCGACAAAATTGATAGCGAGCGACAGCGCATCGACACGCTACGGGATATGTTCAAGCCAGAAAAAATGGACAAATACAGCAGAGAAATTGAGCGGCTGAAAGTCGAAAAAGAACACCTCCGAAGCGAAGTCAATGTTCTTCAAAAGATGCACAACGGGAAACACCCAGATGTCCCCAATGCTTGAGCGCCTAAAAAAAGATTTGGAGCATGACGAAGGCGTGCGGCACGAGATTTATCTAGATCATCTAGGTCTCAAGACAGGCGGCTGCGGTCATTTCATCCGGCCTGATGAACCGGAATATGTGCAACCCGTTGGCACCACTATAAGCGCAAAGCGCGTTGACGAATGGTTTTCAGTCGACATCGAAAATTGCCTGCAAGATTGCGCTAATATTTTTAAGAACTGGGAAGAGCTTCCGGACGAAGCGCAATGCATCTTGGGGAATATGGCGTTTAATCTGGGCGCTACGCGATTGCGTAGGTTCCGGCGCATGATTGACGCAATTCACCGCGAGGACTTCGCGGCAGCGGCAGGGGAAATGCTCGACAGCCGCTGGGCAAGTCAAGTCCCCAATCGCGCACAACGCCTCATTCGGCGAATGCGTAAGTTACGCGATGAATGTTGACGTTGGACGCGCGGGCGATTTTATCGCTGCCGCAGCGCTTTCAAGGATGGGCGTCCAAAATGTCATCAGTCAACAACCGGGGTTTGACCTTGTTGCGTTCGTGCCAAAGCCGGTGCGTATTGAGGTTAAGACTGCGTCAATGCCTGCGGCCGAAAACAAGCGCCGCTACAGCTTTATCACTTCGCGCGGCACAAAAAAGAAGATACGTCTATCGGCAAAAGTCGCGGACGTTGTTTGCCTCGTCGCGCTGCCAGAGCGCTGCGCGCTGTTTAAACTGATTGGCAATATCACCGGCAGCAACACGCGCATTTTAATAGAAGAATTTACGCCTGGAAACGAGACAGCCAGTTGGCTGGACGTTATGGAGAGATTGCAATGATACCTTTAATTAGCGCCATCATGCCGATGGTCGGTGAGGTTGTTGATAGGCTAGTGCCTGATAAGGCTGGGGCGCAAAAGGCCAAACAAGATTTGGAAGCAAAGCTGATCGATGCCGCAATGGCAGGGCAGCTTGGCAACCTAGAAATTAATAAGGTTGAGGCGGCGCACAGATCAATCTGGGTAAGCGGCTGGCGGCCGTGCGTCGGGTGGGTATGCAGTATTTCGTTCGGCGCACATTTTGTAATCTTCCCGCTTGTTGCTTGGGGAGGTCAACTGATGGGTTATCACTTGCCGCCGCCGATTGATTTCGACATGGATCAATTAATGACGGTGCTGCTTGGTCTTTTGGGTATTGGTTCGCTTCGGACATACGAGAAGCAGAAAGGTCTAGCGAAGTGAACCAGCCGCAGCGGTGGCGCGGCTCCCCAGCTTCACCCATTGGTGCGTTAGTTTCACTTGCCGTGTTGCTGTCTGTTTTGTTTTTGACAAGCGGCTGCATCCATATGGCGATGCTTGGCGCAATCACCAACACCGCGCAGTTCCACAAAATGAACGAGTTAGAAAAACGTATTGAACGTCAGGAAGCAGCGCCAAGAATGTCATCCAGCACATCACCGTCTGACAGGGCGCTTGACCGTTCCTCAAAGTAACGCGCGTATTGCCAGTACGTGTGATTGATATCCGCGTGACCTAACAGCGCGGCAACCTCTGCGTCAGAGGTGCGGTGATCGAAGATCAAGCAAGACGCATAGAAGTGACGTAGGTCATGCCATGTCATTTCATCGACCGGATAATTGGTGCGTTGAATTGCAACAGACAATCCACGATTTCTCCAATTGTCGCCGTCCGCGATTTCGCCTACTGAATTAGGAAACACCAGATCGTGTTTACGCATATGCAGCGGCTGCGACATTTTCCATTCACGCATCATAGTCGCGACGGTTGTGGACATCTTGACGCTGCGACTGGATTTCTCCGTCTTCGGTGGTCCTATTGTGTCATCTGATTTGACAGCGCGGCGGACCAATACACGCTGGTTATCAAAGTCCACATGCTTCCATGTCAACGCACGTTGCTCGCCCTGGCGCAAGCCAGTGTAAGCAGCAAACATAATTTCCTTCTTGTACGTTTCGGGCGCTGCATTAATGACCGCAACCATCTCTGCCGGGTGAATGCGGCGCAGCTCCGGTATCGGCCGATTACGCAAGCTAATCGTGATAGAACGGGCTGGATTGAATGCGATGTACTGACGATCCACACACCAGTCCAACAGTTGTTTAATCGTCACTAGCGTATTGCGCTGCGTCGTAAGCGCGAACCCGCGACCACCATTAGCCTTTGTACGCATCCACTCAATAAACGTGTCGCGGATGTCGTCCGAAGTAAGGTGACCCACCTTCATCTTGTTGGTCGGACCCACGCGGTATTTAAGCGCACAGAACTGTTCGATGTGCCGCCGCTTATTACCCTCTTCCGATTTCTTCCCCTTGCCGATGTCACCGCGTACCGCGCGTTGTGCTTGCAGCTTCATAAACTCCTCGCACGCTTGCAGTATCGTAGGGCTGTCGTTCGGCAGCAGTGCGCCGTCACGGCTGCTGCTGCGCTGCACCTCTTCCATACGACGTTTAAACTCGTCGTTTACTTCCTTCTCCGTACCGCAGAACAGTTGCTCCTTCGGCCCAGCATACGTTGTATTACGCATGTCGATGCGCCATTTACCGGGCGCTAACTCAATTACTTTTGCCATTTTCCGCACTCCTTTGTATAAGCATGTATCACGGTTTGTTACACATTGCAACACTGACGGTCACATTTCTGCGCCATATCTGTGATACATCCGCAAAAACAATGCGGCTGAATACAAAAAAGCCGCTCCCGAAAGAGCGGCTAACTTGTTGATTTATAACTGGTTGCGGGGAGAGGATTTGAACCTCTGACCTTCAGGTTATGAGACTGTTTGATACAATAATAAAATCAACAAGTTAGCGCCCTATCAGTCATATAGTGACACACAGTGTATGTCAATTGACTTCAGATGTATCGGTAGTTTGCGGAGATTTTGCGGGCTCCGACATGACCGTCAGTTCATTATGCGGATATAACGGCAAGCCGCACGACAGGCATCGGCCGTCTGCGACACGCGTGACAGCACCACACCAGTCGCAATCTACCATCGTGGCCGCGCCCACAGTTCAAAATAGAACGGTGCAATCTTTCGGGTGAACATCACCATACTGCCATCCTTAACAGCCTCTCTCACTTTTTTTAACGGGTCACATGATCCGCGAAACGGACAATGTTCCGTCGGTTCCCATCGATAAGTTGGAAGTGTTTTGATGGCGATCCGTGTGATTGGGGGCCTGTCATTTTGATTTGCGGCCACCGCAGATTTGGCACCATTGACACTGCCGCTCGACGTTTTCGTAACCATCTCATTCTCCTTCCTCGACTACGTTGAGTTCGCCGTTGAGACCAAGATACCCAGCACCATCGACATAGTTGTCTCTGTGACCAGGGTTCGTTTTGGTGCGTGCGATTTTGAGCAGCGCAAGCATATTGCCCACATCAAGTGGCGACACCTCGCGATCAAGGTAGCCGCTCCACAACGCACCTATATTTTTGAAGTTCTCGTCTACAGGACCGTGAGTTTCGCTGCGGTCGCCAGTAATTAAATTACCCGCTTCGATTGTTATCGCTTTGCGAACCGGAATTTTGCCTTCGCCGCTGCACGTCGGACAGGTGACTTGTCCATCATCGCTGCTTAGAAAACCGTTACCATGACAATGCGGGCAAATCATCTCTCACCTCGCATTGCTTTCACGACGGCCATCGGTATGTGATATCGATCACCGTCTTTTATAATAACAGTCCCGGCCGCAGCCGCGATCTCGTCAAAGTTTCCCTTTTTTAACCAACGATAAACACGGCGTGTCGTACTTTCGTCGTCACTGCCCCAGATTTCCCTAGCCGCTTCCTTCGGCGTCAGCAAAGTTGCAACAGGTAGCATCGCACTTCATCCTCTCTTTGTGATATCTGTCATCACAAATGCAACACGGATGTAACGCGTGTCAACTCAAAAGTTATATTGAGCGTATTGCTTTGATGTAATGTAGAGCGACGATTTCTGATTTATTAACGATTATCTCGTCATCGGGATTGTGCTGACGCAGATAAATCAAGCCCTCATCTTGCCCGACGTACCGCTTCGCGATTGCTTCAATAACGCCATTAGTCTTGTACTGACAGACAACGTAGTCGTTCGCGCGAACCGGACGGTACGGATGCACAATCAGAACTTCGCCGGCAAACATGCGCGGTTCCATGCTGTCGCCGGTGACAAGCAGTGCATAGCAGCCGTCAACGTTTTCTAAGTAACTGGGGCGGTCGATGTAGTCTACCGGACCGTCAGAAACAGCAACAACGCCCTGCCCTGCTGCGGCTTTCCCATATAACGGAATCTTGTCAGGACTGCGCGGCCGGTCTTCATCTGACAGCCCCTGCACATAATCCAGCGTAACCCCAAAAAGCTCACCAATCTGACGGCAGATTTCTGCTGGCGGATTAACCTCGCCACGGTCCCAACGACGCAGCCGCTGCCCTGGAACATCCAATGCGCGGGCAAGCTGTGCGGCTGTCATGTCATTGCGTGTTCTCAACTCTTTTATTCGGTTCTTTGACACGTAATGCACTCCCTGTGACACACAGTGTAACACAGTGGATAATTTACATAAACTCACATTTTGTTATATTAAACATCACATCCTTGTGATGTTTCCTCCCCAACTTGGCGGGGCTTGCTGCCACTCAGCCCCGCCATTTTTTTGGAACGATCGTGCGCCTTGACCAATACCTAGAGACCAACGGACTTAACTGCGGACAGTTCGCCAAGATGATCGGCGTCAGCCGCAACGCGGTCTATTACTGGTGCATTGGCGAGCGCCGCCCATCCATCGAAAACACAATTGCAATCGAAGAGATAACCGACCGGCAAGTCACCGCCCGTGACTTCATGGCGGTGCTTGCGAGGAAGAATGCCGAATCGAAACAAGGCACGCGGGTATGAATTGGAACGCGAGACAGTCCTGCATTGGCAAGGCTTGGGGCTGGAATGCAACCGCGTCTTCGGAAGCGGCGCGTTTAAACATCAACTTGGCGACGACTATGCGGGCGATCTGCTGCTCGCTGGTTTCACTGTCGAATGCAAGCGCAAGAAATCCGGTTTCAAGTTTCTTTACGACAGCTTGGATCAAGACGACGCCGACATGCTGGTCGTCAGAGAAGATCGTAATGAGCGCCTTTACGTCATGCGGGAAGCGACTGTTGAGACGATCTTCCGGCAGCTTGGGCTAATCAAATGATGACGTTCGGCGAATGGTGCAACGAGATCGAACTACGCTACGACCGGCTGCCGCGCTGGTACTTCGATAATGCGCGTCGCATGAGCGCCTACCGCGAGTATCAGGCGCGCTACGACGAAGACCAGCCCCGCCTTTCAGTCGAACTTTCAATAACGAAGGGTGAGCTTGATGGCCGTTAATGAGCCGCTGCCCGTATCCACCATCGAAGACATCGCCAAGCG